GGTGTAAGGGGGGAAAAACAAAAAGTACAAAAACAAAAAACGTAAAACATTGATTTTAAAAGGCTGCATAAAAACAGCTCAAAAACGAAAAGTGCAAACAGGTATAATTCCAGTATAATTCAACTTCAATTATAAGGCTCCATTACGGGGCCTTTTTTTATACCCCTTTAATACTATCAAAAGATAGAGCAAAAAGTATAATTTACAAGGCCTAAGAACATGTAAGCAGCCATGAAAAACAACCATAAAAGCAACTGCTATTACTCGCAAATAGTTATCGTGTAAAGTGCTGCATTTTCGTTTATTTTTTGGGTTGGGCGGACAGTTGGGCGGACAGTTGGGCGGACAATTTAACAGGTTTTTGGTGTTGAGTGAGATATAAAACGAATGTAAAAATATATCTAAAGGCTGGTTTTTTATTCGAGTTGACCCCGAAAATACATAAAAATGAAACTTTAACACAAATTAAATTATGAGTGTAAAGCACTTGCTTAGTGAGTCTTACAAAGTTAATTTGTTTGTTTTAGGCCGTAAATGATAGAAAAATGTGTGGTTGAATGCCTGGTGTTGGTAGTTTTCGTGTATAAATAAAACTCAATCGCTGTTTAATTGGCGTTTGAGCAGCTCTATTTCTTTTTTTAAAGCTCCATTTTCATTGCAGAGGTCTTCGATCCTCCGGTCTTTTCTTTCCATGTAGTCTATAATAGAACGGCTGGCGTTGTGGGTGATAAAGCTTGCCGGATCATCATTCAGCTCGGGCGTAGTGTCTCCAGTGATGCTGTAGCACTTGGTTTTATTGGAAATAAGCATGGAGCCTTTACCATGTAGCAGCCAGTTCGGATTTATTTCGGGGTATATTTTGAGAATATTTTCTAATTTATCAGTGCCAATTGCCTTTTTATTCTTTAAACTTTTGGCAAAAGAGGCGTTTGACATACCGATTGACTTCTCAAAGCCTGATACCGAAATGCCTTTGTAATCAATAAATTGCTTGAGCCTCTCTAAAATCATTTCAAAATTATTTTGGAAATTTCCTAAATTTATCTTGCTCGTTTAGGAAATATCCTCTAAGTTTGTAATTGATTAATAACAAAGCTATGACAAAAAAATGAAAAGGGAAGAGGTGAATGAAAAAAAACAAACAGGCGATATGGCAACTGCCGGTAAAATGATAGGTGTCAGTCGTGAGCATGCCAATGTAATATGGAGCCGACCAACTTCAAAGAGGTTTCCTGATTTGCTTGAGGCGCTTACGAAAATAATAGAATCAAGGGAGAAGTTAATGGCCCAGGAGTCTCAAGAGGCTTAGAATATTTTCTCTAAAAATCACAAGCTATGTTTGAATTTATAGACAACACACTTTGCATCAAAGCGGAAAGCCTTTACAGCGAAAATGAGCTGGGCTTGATGTCATACTCTAATTATGACAGGCGCTTTAGGTACAAGGTGGAGTTTGCGAAGCATGGCGGTAATGGTCGCAAGGCGATGGTGAAGTACGAAAGCATTCCGGATGAATTAAGGTCCAGGATAAAGAAACTTTGCGACGGAAAAAGCCCATACGAAATGGCAAGACAAAACAAGCTCCGGGAGCTGATTGAGAATGATGAGAACGCATGGAGGTTTTTTGAGGAGTTTAGAAAGCCAAATGGCGATACGCTTTCGATGGAAAAGCGAAGAGAGTACACTGCCAATGCCAACGTGCTTAATGCAGTAGGCTTATTCATTAAAAACAAAAACGCCTGGCGAAAAACCATGGGAGGCCGCAAGGTTAATATGTGGGAAGAAATTAGCAGCATGGTTAATGAAGTGAGATCCGAAGAGATTCCTCATAATCTTCCGCGAAAAGCAAGACCATTGCGAAATAGGTTTAACCGATACAATGAAGTTGGCTACGATGCCGCCGGACACGGTGGATTAGGAAATACGAATACCGAGAAGTTATCGGAAGTAGCAAAAGCATGGGTGCTGGCAAAGTGGGCTACCAATGTTGAGAAACTTACTATTAAGCAACTGTGGGAGGCATATAATAATGCATCAGAAGATAATGGCTGGAAAAAATTGTCAAGCGAAAAGACAATACGCAATTATCTGTATCAGCCGGAAGTAAAAGAACAGTGGTACGGACATCGATACGGCGAGCTTAAAGCCAAAGAAAAGTATGGTTACCAGCACAGCACTAAGATGCCAAGTATGCGCGACTCACTGTGGTACTCTGACGGTACAAAGGTCAACTTCTACTATATGGAAGATGGCAAGGTACAGACAACTAGCGTTTACGAGGTTATGGATGCTTATAGTGAGGTGTTGCTTGGTTTCCATGTGAGTAAAAATGAAGATTTCGAAGCCCAGTATATGGCCTTTAAAATGGCAGTGAAGTTTGCCGGCCATAAACCTTACGAGGCTCGTTACGATAACCAGGGCGGACACAAAAAACTGCAAGCCGGTGACTTCCTTAATAAATTATCACACCTGAGCATCAGAACACAGCCATATAACGGTAAGTCGAAGACAATTGAGAGCGCTTTTGGTCGCTTTCAGCAACAATATCTGCACCGTAAGTGGTTCTTTACCGGCCAGAATATTACTGCCAAGAAGGAAGAAAGCAAAGCAAACATGGAGTTTATCCTGGCTAATAAAGCGAACCTTCCATCTTATGAGGAGGCAGTTGCTGAATACATAGCATTGCGCGAAGAGTGGAATAATGCCAGGCATTTTGCAACGGACCGGCCAAAACTGGAAATGTACCAGGAGAGCCACAATCCTAAGTCTCCTTCAATATCATTCCTTGAAATGGTTGACCTATTCTGGATACTACGCGAAAAGCCGGTTACATACAAAGCACATGGACTGACCATAGAGCATAAAGGATGCAAATACACATACACTCGATATCATGAAGCTTTAAAACCGGATGTGAAATGGCATAGGGAGAATATTGACCGAAAGTTTTATGTGAAGTTCGACCCCGAAGACATGACCTCTATTTGTGTGTTTAAGAAAACGCACGCAGGATTACAATTCGTTGCACAGCTTGATGAAAAAGTAGAAGTACACAGAGGCATCCAAGAGCAGGAGGAATGGGAAGCTACTTTCATGAAGTATGTGGATGGCGAGAACAAAATGGCACGTGTTGAGACCCGCGATAATACGGAAAAGGTTCTGGAAGACCATGGATTAAAGGCAGAACAACACGGGCTTGTGTCTCCGCCGCTTAAAGGTCTGGAAACATTGAAAAGCCGCAAAGAAAAGTCATCCGATTCAAAGAAGGTTAAGCCCGGAGAGATTGGTAAGCATGAAAAAGAGCTTAGCAACGTGGTGCCTGACGTGGACAGTGAAAGTTTCCTTGATTACTTATATAACAAATATTAAACGAAACCCCCGCCTGCATACGCATGGCGAGGGCTCTAAAACAATGTAAAGTTATGATGAATTCAGTTCAAAAACAACAGATTGCGGACAAACTGGCAACTTATGTGAAGCGTTTTGAGAGCCAAAACAAGGCAGCCAAGACCATGCGCGGAGTTAGTGCCGCAACCATTTCTCAGGTATTGAAAGGCAAGTGGGAACTCATATCAGATGATATGTGGAGAAACATTGCCAGCCAGTCTGGTTTCAGCACAAACGGCTGGACAGTAGTAGAAACCCGTGATTTTAAACTGATGGATCACGTATTGAACAATGCCCGTGAGTACTCTGGTGTGTTTGCAGTGATAGGAGATGCCGGCACAGGCAAAACGTTGTCGGTACGTCAGCATGCAGCAGACAATAAACGGTCGTACCTGGTGCAATGCAATGAGTACTGGAACCGCAAGACATTCATGCAGGAGCTTCTTAAAAGTATGGGCCGCGACAACTCAGGCTATACTGTGAATGAAATGATGATTGAAGTGGTGAGCATCCTGAAAACACAGGAAAAACCGCTCCTGATAATGGATGAGGCAGACAAGTTGAGCGACCAGGTACTTTACTTCTTTATCACCCTGTACAATCAGCTCGAAGACCATTGCGGCATTGTATTGTGTGCCACTGACCACCTTGAAAAGCGCATCAAAAGAGGGTTGAAGTTGAATAAGAAAGGATATAAAGAGATTTTCAGCCGCATAGGCAGAAAGTTCTTTGAGTTGGAAGGCCTCAGCACTTCAGATATTGCAGCAGTGTGTGCCGCAAATGGAATTTCAGACAAAGCCCAGGTAAAGGAAATAATTGAAGATTCTGAAGGGGATCTTCGCAGAGTAAAGCGCAAAATAAGTGCTATTAAAATGACTATGAACCCCTGATTAAACAGCGTTTAAATGGCGAGAGCTTACAGTGTAACAGACTTATACAATAAGAATTTTAAAGTTCTCCCCTTTGATGGTGAATGGAAAGAATTCATAGGTACCCCGGAGTTAACGGGTGCTTGGATTATTTCCGGCAAATCCGGTAACGGAAAAACAAGGCTTGCGGTAAGGCTCGCAAAGTACATGACAAGATTTGGAAAAGTGGCTTATGACAGTATTGAGGAGGGTTTAAGTTTCTCAATAAAGAAAGCCTTTGAAGCTGAGAAGATGCACGAGGTTGCAGGTAAAATTCAGCTGCTTGACAAAGAGTCACTGGATGATCTTCAGAAAAGACTTGATAAGCAAAGGAGTCCTGATGTAGTATTTATCGACTCCTTGCAGTTCACCGGCAAAGGCCAGGTGTACATCAAGAAGATGATTGACAAATACAGAAACAAACTTTTCATCTTCATCAGCCACGCTGAAGGCAGTAAGCCACTTGGACGTACAGCACAGGCAATTGAGTACGTCAGCTTTGTAAAGATACTGGTCAGCCAGTTCGTTGCATACCCGAAGAGCCGATACGGCGGAAACGAACCATACACCATTTGGGAATACGGAGCAAACAGACAGTAAAAATAGTGAATCATGAAAACAGTAACCGGTAAAAAAGAGCTGATAAAGCTGCATCATACACTCGCCTCGAGGCTTGGTATGACTGAAGATAACCGCAGGGCCATGCTGGCCGGTTGGGGAGCGGAGAGCTCAAGCGATCTGAATATTGACCAGCTTCGGGAGGTTTGCAAGGCCATGAAAGAGAAGCTTAACGATAAGTCGGACAAATGGCGCAAGCGCGTAATGGCTTCGATATTCGGATACATGAAGATGACGGGACGAGAGGTTGACAGCGACTATGTGAAGAGTGTTGCGTGCAGAAGTGCGGGTAATTACGACAACTTCAATCGCATACCTCCCGGTAAGCTTCAGACGGTTTATTACGCATTTCAGGATAAGCAAAAGGTTCTTAAGCGTACCGGTGAGCTGATGAGTGATGATCTGGATATTATTCAATTTCAAAATTAGAAACCATGCAAACAACAAAGCAAGTGGCAACAATAAAGGAGCGTGGCGACAAGGTGGAGGAGATGATGTGCGATTTATTCAATATGACTTCAGACGCTTATCTGGAGATGTGGTACGAATACGGCTGTGAATATGCTGAGCGCCTGTTTAAGTCGTGGGCGCTGAATGGTAAAGCACATAAGCGGGCCGTTCACATTTATATCTGTAGTACAGTGTTCTGGTTCTTCTGGGCAAAACTATGGATGAAGAGTTGTGAAAAGTTTCTGGTGCGTGGTCTGCACACCCGCAAGGGCTTCGATATATTCATCAGGAACCAGCCGCAGCCGGGTAAAGACCTCCACAGGCAGATAGTGGCAGCAAGTAAGGCCACATCGAAAGAGGCTGCCAGAAAGTTTCACGAAAACTATTAAACACAGATAGAGACACGGTAACGCTAAGTGCATGAAATGATTGCACCGGCCGTGTCACCCGGGGAGGTGGTGTAATAGGAAGCACGGGAGGCGCCACAATACCAATCCAGGTGCCGGTTCGATTTCGGCCCTCTCCACTAAAACAACAAAAAAATGAACCTATTCACTCAACAAACATGCGACTATTGCGGGGAAAATCCGGGCTTTGACCCAAGAAACCCGGCTCTTTGGAACGGTTACAAGGATGCAGACACCGGAAACCATATATGCTGGAAGCCCAAATGCAGACGTGAACACTATGCAAAAAAGGCAAAAGAAGGTAAAGTAACTTACAGTGAAATACCGGTTCAAATAAACCGCTAATCCTTATTTAATCAATATTTAAACACTATTAAAACACGAGCAAATGAATGTAGATGTAACGAAACTAAGCCCTGAAGAAAAGGCAAAATTATTTCAGCAACTGGAGGATGAGAAGAAAGCTGAAAAGCTGAAAGTGAAAGAAGAGCGTGACAGGTATAAAGACCTCACGCAGAAAACTGTCTCGGAGTCGATGAAAAAACTCATGAACCTCAGTAGTGAGTTGAGTCGCGTAAAGCTTGACATTTTTAACAGCTTCGCCACCATCCTCGAGATGAAAGCTGAGCTTTACGGCATCCGGGAAGGTCAGCAGAGCCATGACTTTAGCAATGAGGAAGGCGAAACCATAAGCATAGGAACCCGCATCATTGACGGCTGGGACGATACAGTAGAAAGCGGTATTGCGATGGTGAATAAATATATCGAAAGCCTGGCAACTGACGATAAAAGCGCAAAGCTGGTAAATATGATTTATCGCCTCCTACGCAAGGATGCTAAGGGAAACCTTAAAGGCAATCGTGTACTTGAACTTCAGAAGCTTGCTGAAGAAATTAACGACCCGGTATTCCATGAGGGCGTTGACATCATTAAAAGTGCTTACAAGCCAGTGCGCTCTGCCTTCTTTATTGAGGCCAGCGTGAAAGATGACCTCGGGAAACGCAAAGGTGTGCCTTTGAGCATTACAAGTGTACCATTCCCGGAGGGTGAGGAATTGAAAACAGATAAGCTATGAGCAATGCAGAGGTGTTCTTTCTGTGTGTATGGGGCCTTGTCTTTTTGGTGGGAATCTTCAGACACTACAGGACAAAAAAACAAGACCGGGAGCTGCAACGTGAAAGGGAGCAGCCCCGGCCTCGCGAGATGAATAAACGAATTTAATCACCAGGTGCAGGGTTGCCGCCCTGTACCACAAACACAAATGTAATGAATAATTGGTTTGAAGTAAAAGTGGTTTATCCCGGCATTGACCAAACAACCGGAAACGAAAAGAAAATAAAGGAGAGTTACCTGGCTAATGCCGTTAACTTTTCGGATGCCGAAACGATGGTATCTAAGGAATTAGAGCAAATTGCCAAACAGGGCTTTAAGGTTGATGCCATAAAACGAAGTAATATAACGGAGGTATTGGCTAATAATAACGAATCTGGCTACTGGTTCAGGGTTAAAATTAAGCACATGACCATTGACGAAATCAGTGCACGCGAAAAAATGACCAATACCTATATGCTGGTGGAATCAGACAGTGCAAAGAATGTCAGTAAGTGTGTGGATAATGAAACCAAGGACTGGATAGTTGATCCCGAAATTGTAAGTATCACCGAAACGGCGTTTGTGGCAATCCTGATTCCCGAATCCTTTAAAACCGAGACCTATGATCAAAAAGATAAGTAACTGGATCTCTAAGCTATTTCTGCCAGCCAAACCGGTAAAAATAGTTGTCCTCACCTACAACGTAGGCGGCCAAAAACTTTATTTCAGTAATAAAAGAAAATCTGACATCAATTTTTGCACGTTACTGGCCAATGCCTGGTGGTTTTCGCATGAGGATGTAGCTAAAGAGCTTAAACAGGAACTGGCCGAAATCTACGCAGACTATCGAAACCTAAAAGTTGAATTTCATACACTGCAACTATGACACAATACGAACTTAAATATAAGACCAGCCCCGAAACTAAGCGTGTAAACCGCTTCATACTTAGCTACAGCCGTGGCAAGCTTAAGCGTATAGACCGCAAATCGGGCGACTTTGATCTTGAGTTATTGTCCGAAAGGGTGCCACTGTCAGAGGATGACATAAAGGCCAATGACGGGCTTGTAAAGCTCGAAAACACCGCCAAAGCCGATGCGGCTTTTTTCACGCCTGCACAAAGGGCATGGATTGAGTTCTATGAGAACCACACAAAGCTGGAGTACAGATTTGCTGAAGGTGACGGACGGTCGTTGAAAAATATCGGACAGCACATGATAAAGGTTGCCGGAGGCGTCGAAGAGGCCCTTGATGCATGGAAGTACCTGTTGAAAAACTGGAATGCGCTTCCCGACTTCTACAAAAACAGTGTTGACCTGAAGTTTGTCGACAGTCAGTTGAACAAAATTCTAAACCTGATGAAAAATGGACAACAAACCGGCCAGGCAGGAGCCAGGAATCATGCAAATGATTTCCGCAGACGCTTCAAGCAGGGAAATAACGCGTGAGTTTGCCAACCTTACCCCGGAGAAGATACTCCGGGGTAAGGCATCGGATAAAGACAAGTATCCGTCAATGGCGAGGCTGAAGGTAACGCAGGGGCAGGAAAAGACAGAGAACGCCATAGCAGTGGTAATAGGTGAGGCAGCGGTAGCATTTGGTGAAAGAATGGATGTTGAAGATGCTCTCGACCTTGCCGCTGAAATACAAACAGAATATTACTACCTCACCCTGGAAGATTGCTACATCGTAATGAGCCGCCTGAAGCGTCAGCCGCTCTACGGCAAACTCACCTTAAACAAGATTCTAACAGCGTTTGAACAGTACACAGCCGAGCGGGTGAACACCGCCGCAAACATGAACTGGAACAAACACCTGGCGGAAAAAGAAAACCCAAACGCAGCGGACAGAAACATTAGTCCACTCAAGAGTAATGTAATGCCAGGCAAAAAAGGAAAGCGAAAATGAGAACAATGAACCGATTTATAACACAAGTGATTGCCTGCCAAAATTGCAAAGGTGCAGGTGAAATACTCATCGACCCGGGCGAGCATAGCAAGGTATATGAAAAGATAACCTGCCCTAATTGCTTTGGCTCTGGGCGGTTGATTCGCAAGGTTACTATAGAGCACACGCCTTACAATGAGGATGAGAAAATATTGGTGAGGATATGAAAACACTACTGGAGTCCCTTCAAGCACTCAAAGCACACATCAGAAACGATTCGGTTGCTATTGTTTATCAAACAATGGCTCAATATAGAGAAATGGTTGCAGGGTGTATTGAAGAAATCATTCATGTGTATTATTCCGGTCTCAATTGCGGAAGAGATAATATACTACTTGAGATAATTAAAGAGCGCCATCGCCAGGATGAAAAGTGGGGTGAACAAAATCACCTCCCGATTGAGTGGGTGGCAATACTTACCGAAGAGGTAGGAGAAGTAAGCAAAGAAGCTCTGAAGGCTCATTTTGATGACCATTACCAGAACCGGGACAGGCTATACAGATATAAGGAAGAGCTTATTCAGGTGGCCGCCGTGGCGGTATCGATGATTGAGAGCATTGAGAGGTTTGAAAAAAACGGGTATGAATTTTTAAATAAAGAAAAATGAAAAAGACTGATTTAAAAACGCTTGGTAAAATGGCTTTGACTGTAGTTATTGCAGTTTTATTGGTTTTGATTATTGCATGGGG